ATAGTTGCTTTGGTGTATGCCATACAAGTCTCGGTAGTGTTGCCAGTTGGCTCGTATCATTTGCATACTATCAAATATGTATTGACTGATGTTGCCACGACGAAACATCATCACAGTGGCCCACCACATGGGCATCTTGTACTCACCAAATGTTTCAAGATTGGACATGCTGCTAGGGTCAAATGCATCCTGAAAGGCTGCAAACTGTTGTGGTAATTTCAATACATCCAATAGTGAGTCACTGGCCACAACATAGTCAGCATCCAGTACCAAGGTTTGATCAAATGGAGATAACTCATAGGCGTTGACTCGTCCGGCATTGTGCCAGGTCACTGTGGCATTATAGTCTGCAAAGTGTCTTGAACCGCCAGTGTCTGCTGCGGTCACAATAATGTGTTCAAATTTGTGTTCAGCGGCCACTTCGGGCGCATCTGTGACCACAGCCACAGGCAAGTTCAAGTGGCGACGAATGTTTCGAGCGCTCCATGCTGCCATGGAGATGTAATCTGTGGCTTCATTGTTAAAGGCAAAGATCACGACACCTTGACTCAGCGTTTTTGGTTTAGTTCGTCCCATTCTACTTTCCATGCGTTCATTTGTTCTTGCCAACGTTCGTGTGCTCGAGCAAACAAGTCTGTTACTGTAATTTTAACAGGGGTTTCATACAAGTCTAGTATCACAACATCCTTGTCTTGTGCGCAGGCCAATAGTGTGGTCAACAGGTCGGGACCGGCACGCCACATCCCGCCAGCATGGGCAAAAACCATTTTGGCTTCATATTTCTCTTTAAGCACCCGACGAGCGGCTGCATGATCAAATCGAGCTCGTGCGTGAGCAACTAGGGCATCAGTATTCATAATGCATTATACAGGAAAAACAGGGAAAAGTCTAGGGACTGTTGTCCCTTTTGGTTAGACTGTGGTGGCTGCTACTGTGGGTGTGCCCCATGACGCAGAGAGGTAAGTGGTACTTGGTGGGAAGTATGTCACAATGGTACATGGTGCTGTACCCGGAGTGGCGCCTGAGGCAGCAGTACCACCGGTAATTGGGTCAGTGCCGCCCACAGGTGGTGTGTTGGAGTCACTGGCTGACCACAGTGTGGTAATGGTCAATACAGTGCTGGCTGCATTGAGACTCAAACTGTGTTGTATAAAATTGGCAGTGTATGGAGCCGAATCTGCAAACTGTTTGTACACAATGGTGGCAGCGCCACCGGGTGTGAGATCAAAAAAGCCTGTGGTAGTGGCCAAGGTGTTGGGTGTGCCAGTTCCGCCAACTTTGGTAGTTCCAGTGTACACTGTGCTAGCAATGGTTTGACTGAAAGCGCCGCCAGTGATAAAAATGTCGCCGCACAAGGTGGTGGCCAGATCATTCCATTCGGGATCGCCGGTGAGACCGGTGCTGGATTTGGCTACGTCAATTTTGATTCTACCGCCAGCGTTGAAAAAATACCTTGCTGCGTCAGCTGAGGCAAAAGTCACTGTGTTGGTGAATGTGATGGTCCATGCACCGCCGCCAGACGTGCCAGTTTGTGTGGTCTTTGAGTTGGTTCCAGTGTATCCAGTAAATTGTGTGCCATTGGCCACAGCGTTGCCACGATTGTTGTAGCAGTTGGTGATGTCTGTGTTGACTGCTGCTAATATTTGTATCAGATTGGTGGCCACTGGCGCTGATCTTGCAGTGATGGTTGTGCCTTGATGAGCAGCCATTGAAGAAATGGTATTGACTAGACTGGCCCAGTTTGTGGCTGTCACAGTGCCGGCTGCACTCACAGTGGTAAGAGCAGTTTGTCCATAGCCAGCACTGGTGACACCAGTGCCCCAGGTGGCGTTGACATTGGCTCCTGCAGTGGTGTCTGCAAAGCCGTTGTAATCTGTTGCTTGAATCAAGCCGCCTGATGAATATGTCATATGTTGTTTCCTTTTATTTGATAGTCACAATTGCTTCAATTGTGCCTAATTCTTCTAAGTGTTTATTTTCCAAAGATCGACCAATCACATTGAATGCTGTGGCTTCGCCGGGTTTTGCTGCCCTAGCAAAACCATCTCCAGCACTGACCAATCGATCACCTTTGCGCACTGTGCCCACACATTTTACAGGAACTCGTCCGGTCATTGCAACCGGAGGATGAGTGTCATCCTCACCGGCTCCGCCGTTCATAGTATAGGCTGGTCTTGTACTTATAACACCAAACACATTCTCACTTAAATCTTCAGTGCTTCGAGTAATTTCTTTTGTGCCGCCTAGTTCCACAACTGTGCCTGGTTCCAACAGTTCATCGGCTGCAAAACGTTCTGCAACGTCAGCGTAAAGTGCTGTAGTAGCCGTGGCAAACACACGGTTAAAGTAATTTGAACTAGAACCAATGTTACCAATGGCATTGGTTCCAGTTTTTTCAATACCAATTGTGCTGACGTTACCGGCAAAGAAAGCTGTGCCTGACGTGAGTACAGCAACATTGGCTACACCAGCTACAGTAAATGCAATGTTGCCATTGGGCACATTGATAAAGCCTTCAGAAGTACCATTTTCAATCTTGGTCACACTCACACCTAGACTCAATCCTGTAAGTTGCGATCCGTTGCCAAGTATGAAAGAACCTGCAATATTGGCTGCTGAAGTAATGTTGCCCGTGGCACTGACTTGCCCAGCAGTACGCAAATTGCCTGCTTGAACGTTAGCGGTGGCACTGACAGTGGCAGCTTGCATCAGTGCCACTGTGTTGATATTGCCACCAGTGACGTTGCCTGTGGCTGATACTTGACCAGCTGTGACTAGATTACCGCCTGCGCTATTGCCAGTCACAGTCAATGTGGTGCCAACTGTGGCAGCATTGGCCACAGCAAATGTACCACTGACTCCCAATGCCCTTGCCACATCGTATGTGACACCGCCAACATTGGCTTGAATGATCAAGTTGCCGCCAGAGATATTGCTCTTGATGTTGGCATCTGTGGTAGTGGTGTTGACATTGAATACATTGGCGGCGCCTACAAACAAGCCTGTGTTGTTTTGCACACGCAGTACACCAGTGGTAGCAGTGGCAGTATCGCTGCGCATGAACTGCAGACTGTCAAGGTTGTCAAACAACTGTGCATTGGTAGCTGAGCCAGCAAACACAGCGCCGGCTACACTTGCACTCAGGGTGATACCAGGGAAAATTGTTGGGAAAGCTGTCTGCAAACTGACTTCAGGTGTAAAACTTGCTCCCTCATACACAACACCAACTCTGACATTGTTCACATACAAACTGGTAATAAATCGTGTGGCGCCGACCGAATTCAAAATAGTTTCAGGTATAGCACCTGATGTGCCTTGTGCTGTGGTGAATCCAGGGCCAACCACAATGAATGCTGCACCTGTGTACACTTTCAGTTGTTGATTGGTAGTATCATACCATAGATCGCCAGTGACGTTTGATGCTGGTTGCGAAGCAGATGCTGTGGCAGCTGAAATGGTTTTGAATATGGACCCGTTGTATACTTTCAACAAATTGTTGGTTTTGTCCCACCAAAGTTGTCCTGTTAGCGGTGCTGCAGGAGCTGTGATGTTTGCCCCATTTTCCAACAAGTGAATAAAGTTTTCGTCTAAAAATTCACCGTAGCCAGCGTAGTTTTTGCCCACCAAGATCATTGAACTTGCTGTGTTGATGGTACCGTCAGTTATGGTAGCAAAAACTGTGCCATCGGTTAAATTGATTGTATATGCCATGTCAGTTACCTGTTCTTATTTCCAATATTTATACAGCATTTATATTGCTCAGCGTCTGTATACGCAGGGTGTAATCAATTTGAATCTGACGATTTAAACTTTTTTGTACTGGGTGAAAAATCACGTGGGTGATCAGACGCAAATTATCCACTGCGCCGTTCCAAGTTTTTAACCCTAGTTCGTCAAATACAAATTCGCCATTGAAATTGGTTGAATTGTCAAAGGCCTGTTGTTCCGGTGGTTCGCCATAGTCTAGCAAACAAGTCACAAGAATGTCACTGTAAACATTTCCACTCACGTGCAGTGGGGTCATTCGGTTGTTTTCTGGATCAGTGTCAGCTGCTGAATTGTCGTTGACCACTTTGGAATAGGTTTGATTGTATAGGTCAGCGTTTTGCCCTGTAGTGTTTGGGGGCAAATAGGTGATAACTCCTGTGGGGTCTACTGAACTTCCACCGTTGCCAAAGGCCATTTCATAGATATATCCAACGTTGCGATCGCTCAGTGTCTGAGCCATGGCCAAACTGATGTTTTCATAGTGAATGGCATTCTTTTTTTCCACCAACACTTCGCCAGTTTGGGGATTGTGTATCTTGACAAATCCTTCAATTTTGCACAGTCCGGGCTGAATCATGCTCGTCCCTCCACAATGGTTTTTTGAGTTTTTGGGTCAAAGATTCGAAAATGTGCTTGCACACTGACAGTGCCAGTTTCATTGGGCTGTCGAGCGGTCCCAGTATTGGTCTGAGTATTAGTAGGCTGTGTTGATGATGTATTGGACATGGTCTGTTATTTATGCTGGTTATCTGTCACACAAAAACCTTGCAGCTTGAGTATCAGTTTCTTGCAGTGCAAGACCGTTGCTGGGGTTGCCGTTACCGGGCTCATACCAGCTGACGCCGCGGCGCTGCAATATGGTCACTTCACTGCCGGAAGCTGGGGCTGAATAGATATCATCCACAATGAATTCAATAGCCAGCGGATCAAACAGCGACACTATGTAACGATATTCACTGTTGGCTGTGGTGTTGCTGTAGTTGTACTGTCGTACACCGCCCACATATACTTCAATACTTTCTACGTATACAGTGCTGCTATCGCCAAAATCAACAATATCTATGCTGGGTGCATAAAACACTGTGGTTGTGCCATCGCCCATGCCAGAGTCTTGAACCACATAGTCCTGATAGAGTTGATTTAACAAGTTGCCTTGTCCGATGTCGTATACTACGGATCCTGCTCTATGCGCTGCTGCTGCTGTGCCGGCTGTGCCACGGCGCAGCCCTGAAATGGTGTTGGTTGCAAGATTTATGTTTCTATACATTATTCGCTCACCGTTGATAGTAATGAGGCCAAACACACCATTTACAAGATCTGGCTCTGATAAATTTCGTGCATTGTTTACTACAATTACATTGTCTGTGGCTGAAATAGTTTGGTCAGTATACGTAGTGGTTGACTGAGTCATTCGGTATGTGGCCTGTACACCACGCATGTCTTGAAATACTCTAAACTCCACAGCTTCTGGCACTACAGAGTTGGTGAATTCTGTCACAATCACTGTTTGATTGGGGTCTATGGCACCCTGTGTCAGTATCAAAAACTGTCCTTGAATGGTGTAGTCACTGCCTTCAAACAGTCTGGCTCCATCCAGTGTGACCCACAGTCGGCTGGCATCAACATCGTTGCGCAGCAGATCAAAGTCATTGGTAGGAATACTGCTACCAATTTCGGCATCAAACAAGCCCGGCAATGGTTCAAAAGGATCGTTGATGCTGGGGCTGTCGTAGTCAAGAATGTCATAAGGCTGAACTACAGTTGTGCCTGTTTGTACCGGTCCTGTAAAGGTCAGAGTCAACACACGTTGTTGCACAGTGTCATTCCAGGTTATCACTTGAATCACATCACCTAGATTTAGAACAGATGAAAACTGCAAATCAGCAGTGAATAGTGGTTGATTGGCATCATACACAAACTGGCACACAGCCAAGGTACTCACGGCAATCACAATTACAGCACCACTGGCCGGGGGTGTGGTAAAAATTACCTGTCGACCCGGAGTATTGCTGCCGTCCCAAGGTGTCACACTGTACACACCTGTCTGCACACCAAAACTCTGCTTTTGCAACACAGCATCGACATAGACCTGAATATCAGAATTCTCATCGATTGAGCTTTGCAAGAAACTGGTGCCCATGCGTTGTGGCAGGCCAAAACTGGCTGTGGTACCGTCGCCTAGCCATTCAATACAGCTTGGGCCTAGTACTCGAACACCATTGACCATTACAATCATATTGGCAGCGTTGTTCAAAATTGGGGCATCTGCTAGTGTGACGCCACCATTATCTATGATGTTTTGATCTACCACAAACGTTTGAGACACTGGTGTGCTCCAGCTTTGATATGTGCTTGGTTGAAATTTGGCTGTGAGTTGACCAGTCCAGTCGGCTTGATCATCTATCAATGCCAGTTCTGTCACACCGTCTTCGGTAATGGTTATGGCATTGATAGAATCACTTACTATGGAAAGCACTTGATACACTGTGTTGGTCAGTACTCCGCCCAGACTAGAACCAGAGAATGACACAGGTTGTCCCACATACAGCGGTGAGGTTGATCCTTGCAAGACAATGGCATTGCCCAGTGCTAGAGTATCAGTCACTATAATTGACACAGCATTGCCCAGTATCAACAAGGACAACAAATCATTGGCAGTTACCGTGGCAGTCACTGTGAGTTGGCTGCGGCGTGACGGCACAAAAGGCAACCAGTAATTGGTATTGGTCAATTGAATACCAGCTGGCACAGCTTGCACTGCACGATAGTAGGTGCCCTGTGGTGCACCAATCATGCTGCCTGAGGCTGTGGTCAGGGTCACTGCCGTAGCGGACCCGGCCACTGCGGCTAGTGTAAACGACACACCATTCAGTATGGTCTGCACATAATACAGTTGTCCAGCCACGATGCTGCCAAACACTGAACCTGAAAACTGTATGGGTTGACCTGTTGTGAGCGCACTGGTAGTGTTACAGGTCACAGCATTGCTGCCACTGGCAGTGCTGGTCACGGTGATTTCAGCATTGTTTAGCACAATGTCTATAGCGTCATAGGCGTTGAGATTGCTGTAAGTCTCACTTTCTGTGTAGGGCTCAACTGTTGGCAGTGCAACCTTGGCACCGTTAATCCATAGATCTGCACTGACAATTTCAGCATAGCCCACTGGCACTGTAATTTTGTTGCCGTCAGCCAGCACTTCAGTACCAGTATAGGTTTGTCTAAACAGCTGACTGCCACCGCCAATTTCGTACACATCTATGTTGATGATTTCATCCGTGGCAACATTGTTTAGTATTTCTACTGTTTGTTCGACCCAATCAACAAAATAATCTGGACCCTCAACCAACACGCTACCTGTGGTCAAGTTGCTGACCACAATTGTGAACGGTGTTTCCACCACATTACGCCAGCTGTAAACAAGTGTCACACCTGGTCGAAACGTGTAGCGAATTGTGCCAATTTGGAATCCGTGCCCGTCACTTTGCCAGTCCGAACCTGGTCTGGTATATACCCGTAGATCCAGTGTGTCATATTCTGATCCGTTAATCAGTTCTTCTGGAGCGTGACCTTCATATGGTCCAATGAATTCGCCACCATCTACATTGATATCAGAGAATCTTGTGCCCAGGTAAATGTCTGCAAATTCACTTTGATAGTTGGCATCAAGAGTTTGGGTGCCGGTAAAGTATTCTCCCCAGACTTGAACTCCTGGGTAGTCAACTCCGTCCACTAACAACGGCAATTCCAGTCCGGGTGAATTGGCACCAGGCACATACAAGCCCATGGTTCTATCAACCCCAGTTAGACCAGTGGCCTGACTGGCTCCAGGATAAGTGTAGGTGGCAGCGTCAACCAGCTGCCAGTTTTCAAGATCGAACGTGGGACCTACCACTGCTGAACTGCCATCTGAATTGAGTGCTGACCATACTCTGTCCAGATGTCGTACTAGGGTGCCGTTTTCATAGGTGCCCGAACTGCTCCAGGTCTGTATCACAGTTTGATACTGGAATCTGTCATATCTAATTACAGTGCGGAACTCACGTACTACATCATTGGTCATTCTAGCATAGGCTACTGAGCCAGAGCCATTGCCGCCTACAAATGATATTGCCGGCGTTGATCGATATCCCACACCATTCACAGTGACATTCACAGCTGCCACTTGACCTAAACTGTTCAACACTGCTGTGGCCTGTGCTGGCACTGTGGGTGCAGGATCATTCGCATTGGCAACAATTACCACATCAGGTGGTTCAGTGTATCCGCTGCCAGGTTCAATCAATGCAATTGAATCCAGGCTCAGCAGATAATTGTTGAACCACTGGCTGTAGGGCCATGAGCTCCACACTGTGCTGTTAGCTGGTAGGTTGCTAAGATTGTTGGTTTCAGTGTTGAGAGCTGTGCCAGCTTCATAGGGCAGCAGCACTGGACTGGTAAATTGCGGCACTTGCAAACTGGTGTTGAAGTAGGCCGGCAAATCAAAGTCTGTAATGTCGCCAAACCACTGATCAAAGCCGTTGTATCTCAAATTGAATTCACGTACCTGTACATGATAAGGTTTGACTTCGTTGATGTAGTCCAACACAAACTCTTGATTGTCTCGTCTGAAGTTTTGAAACGGCACTAGATTACGAATTCTGTGTTCCACGTCAATCAAACTGGTTTTGATCAACCACTCTGGCGCGGCAGATTCACTGAGCACAAAATTAAATACTCCAGTCAACAAACGATTGCGTTCAATTAATAAGTCGTCCACAAATAGTTCTTCGTTGATGGCCTGAATGATTTTTCTTGTTTCAATAACAGGTTCCTGATCAAAATACTGAGCGTCAAAAACTTCAAGGTCAAAACCATAGCGACCCAGAGCATAGTCCCACAATTCTTGAGCAAACGCAATGGTACCGTCTTGCAAGCCCACACGGTCAAATCCTGTGACTGTGCGCAGATAGATTTCAAATTTGCCGGCACTGTTGGCAGTGACTCGCACACTGCTGCCTACCGGCACATCCAATGTGGACAACCCAGCGGTATTGGGCACTTCTACCAAGATCTGACTACTGGTATTGTATCCTGGCAAATACCAGTTGACGTAGTTCCAGTATTGTCGAGTGTCAAAATTTTGCACACGAGTCAACGTTAACGATCTTACTACATTTGGCGCGGTACCCGACTGTATCACTGTGTAAATGGTCCACAAGCCACGATTGGTGCTATCACTTTCTACCAGATAGGCATAGCCCACTGGCACAGTATTGATGTTTTGGAAACCCAAAATTTCCAAGTTGGCCACACGCTTGTTCCACAGGCCTGAGCCTGCACTGGGTTCAGGATCTACACTGTTGAGCAACACAAATTGACGATCTTCAGCAATGGGATAGCGAGCCAGTATGGTATTGGCCTTGGTCAAGTAATTGCGCAGGGCTGCAAATCTGTCCGCAAACATGCTTTGTCTGGGTCTAAATTGTACACCGTAGCGTTCAGCTGGTCCTAGATTAACATCAGGCACTAGATTGCCATTGGTGTCAACTCCGCAGAAACTGTCTTGCAGTTTGCGATACAAGTTGTCGTTAATAAATGCATCTTCGCGATCTTGTGCTACTAGTTCATATTCCACATGCACATTATCGTTGGTCAACTGTTTGTCAAACTCAATGCTGAGTATAGTATCTTGTGCTTGAATGTAATCAGTAGCATTGTACAGTGCAACAGTACTGGCATTCAATGCTGCCAAATAGGCAATACCTGATGCACGAGGATTTTCAATGTAGTTAGCCACTGTGCTAATGGGCAGTGTTTTGCCTTTTTGTGTGGCAGTGACAGTGATGCCTTGCACCCAGAAGTAGTATTCTGTGACAAAAATACCAGCTGTAGTCAGCACAGTGTTGACCACATAGCTCAGCGTGTTCAACGGTACACCAGGTCCAGTGTAAGTGGCAGGAGGAGTGGCGCTCACTGTCCATTGATACACATTCACTGAACTGCCCGGGAAAGTCTGTCCCCATCGTCGGCTGGCATACACAATGTTGTCTTGATTGGGATCAATAAATCTCACTGTGCTGGTATTCCACCACGTTTCGCCAACTTGGCTCTGCCCCCAGGTTGTGCCGCGGATGCCAACTGGACCCACGTTATAACTGGCAGGATCTACGGCTCCAATGTAGTCCAAGTTCTGTCTGGCCGCACCAAGAATCTTGCCTTGCAGTGGATCAAAAAAGTCAAAATACTGTGCAACTGCACTGGTAATTCTGTCATAAGCATACACACTGTTCAGCAGTCTCACATCAACCACGGGTTTTTGTTCTCGCAACACAGTCCACGCAGGTGTATTAGTTTCATTGACGCTGACAAAAACTGTGCCATAATTTGCGGTCAATGTGCTGTCTTCCACATCGTTGCCCGGCGCAGATGACAGCACCAGGCCGCTGGTGTAGTTCACAGCAGTGCCATACTGATCAAATGATGCCACAGCTGGGTTGGAAATCTGTTGTCCAAACACAAACTTGTCAGGATTCAAGATGGAACTGTTGGCACTGGCCAACAAATCATATGTGTACACAGCACCACTCTGTACAGTTTCATCAAAGAAATCTGTAGCATCTTCATCAAATACAGTGGTCGAAAGATCAAACACTGTGATCAAATACAAGGTGCCACGTGGTGCACCCACAACCAAGGCCACAGCACTGTCGTCAATGCTGAGACTAGCGCCAAACCCGGCGTATGCCACAGGATAAGGACTCACAATAGTCTGAGTAAATCTATAAGTGGTAAAGTCAATGTCGGCAAAAGCTGTGCCTACACTGCCGGGCAGTACAGAAAGTTTAGCACCTACAGGTGCCGCTGCAGAATTTTTCACAGCAATGGTAAGATGTCCGTCGTCATCCACAGATGCTGTGGCATTGGGTACATCTATGTTTATCTGTGCTGCTAGAGCACGATAATCTACAGATGCCAACACACTGGTTGTTTCTATCACACGCCAGTAAGATGTGTTAGCCAGGGCTGTGGCAGCTGGCACACTTTGTAGGCTGACATATATGGTTGTGACAGGGGTTACAGTGGCATATACCACGGTGTTGACAGGATAACTAGTGCTGCTGTTCCAGGCACCGGGGACTGGCACATCTTGATTGTTCACACGCAGGGTGTCGCCATTGTTTAAACTACCTAAAGGATTGCCGCACTGTGTAATTCCATATGTCAAACTTTGATTGATCAATCGCTCCACTGCACCAGTCTTGACCTGCTGTACACTGCTGCCGGGTGCTCCCACATACAAACTACAATTATAACTGCACAAGTCAGTAGCGGTACCGTAGTTGCTGAATTCTTCAGGAGTTTGTTGATCAATTATTTGTACAAATTGGAAATTATTGGTTTCAATTTCAATTATATCGCCTATTTGCAAATTAGCCAGAATGGTCACAGTGTTGCCGCTGACCGCAAAGGTGTTGGATTGATCAGGTTCAGCACTAAATTGGTTGACCAAGAATGTGCCATTGACCAGCACACTGACTGGGTCTGACACCGAACCCAAAACTGTAAACTGTACTGTAGATCCATCTGTGCCATAGATAAATCTCTGCACGTTTCTGTCGTACACATACACTGTGCCTGCTTCAGTCAGGCTGTTTTGTGTGACCTCAGGAGCACCAATCAATACTTGTCGACCATCTGTACTGGTGCTGACACTGTGTCCAAATCTGTCTCCAGCTTGACTTGCTGGATTGGTAATTGTTCCCGAGTATTCAAAATATCCTTCTGCTCTGACCAAAATTGTAGCACCAGCTGGTGGGTTGCTGGCAGCAGCAAATGTAATATCACCAGTGTTTGTATCAAAGGTATAATCAATGTTGGGTCGTTGCAACACATTGTCCACCAATAGTGTAAAACTGTTGATGTTGTCTACAGTGAACAAGTATTCATTCAAAGAGAATGTGGTGGTCAATGCCACAGGAGTGTAAGCAATGGTCACTGCCAGCAATTCGCCGTTGAGCCCAACGCCGCCTGCAGGTACAGTAAGAGTGATAGGACCGTTAGACACAGCGCCGCCAAAACTGGCAGCTGCCAAGGTGATGGTATCGCCGTCATTGTAATTGATACCTGCGGTACTGATGGCCACTACACCATTTGAGGCTCCAGGTTGGCCCACTTGATTACGTTGATATACAACTGTGAATTCAGCACCTGTGCCCGAGCCTGAGGTTGCGCTTGGCACCACATCATAGCTAGCTTGATAGTCTAGAATTTTGCGACTGGTTCGTATGATTTCAACTGCATCGTTCAGGGCAGGTGGCACTGTGAACACCACTTCAGTCAAACTATTGCTCACAACATAATCCACGTTGAGTCGTTGGTCATCGCCGCCCACACTCACTGTGAGTTGAGCGTCATTGTCAATTTGAATATCAGCACCAATGTAGTAGTTTGTGGTAGTGCCAGTGCCTAATGCTGTGACTTTTTGCAGTTGCCAATCCGTCTGTCCAAATGCATACACTTTGTTCACACCTGGTGCGCCCACATATAGCCAACGTTCATCTTGACTGATGGCCACGCTATAACCAAATTCTTCAGCAGCAGTGACTGATCCTGGACTGGTCAACAATTGCCAAACTGCAAAAGGATTGGTGCCTGGGCGGCCCAGCAAGGGGTCTCGGAATATGACCATGGCATAGCCATTGTCAACTGTACCAGTACTGCCAAGACTGCCTGGTGCACCGGCTACTGCCCAGGTCTGGTTGCCAAAATCCACACTTGCACCAAGGTCTCGAGCAGCAGTTTCGCCGTCGAATGGTCCGCCGCTGACATCCAACACGTCCAGTGTCAGCACAGCATCTGCTGGTGCTGTTGGATTGATTGGCGTGTACACATCGCTGGTGCTTTTTACATACACATACACTGCTCCTCGACGTGGCAATGAATTCAACGAGAAAGGTGTCCAGTATGTGGTATTGTAGATATCTATCAATGTAGATCCATCGTTGTCAATTGCAAGAATACATTGAAAAAATTCTGTTTGATATGGGTCTGACACATACACAATAGAATTTACAGTATAAGAATTGAAAATGTTCCACTCAGTTGCACCTGCAGGCAGTCGATATTTTGCACTGCCAATCAGGATGGCCAGTTTATTTTGAGCCTGTGCCACACTGCTGCCATACTGTTCGCCAACATCTTTTTGTTTAGGTGTCAAGCTCAATAGTTGTGAAAATACTTCTTGTTTTTGCAGCACAGTCCATAGATCTTCACCGTTGTTGTCTACCCAGACTTTGGCGCCAGCACGTATGGTGTTGGCATAGGGCAATGTCAGTGTGTCGCTAGCCTGGGCCACACGTTGTGTCTGCAGAGTGAATGCCAACCCGGTGCCATTGACCACAGTACGATCAGTACCAAAGCTAAATGCTATGGTAATGGTATCCAGGCTGACTACCGTTAACACAGTGTACACACCATTGACTTCAGGGTCAAAAAATCTTATGATTAACTGATCTTGTGCTGATAACCCGTGCTGCCCAGAAAATATTACCAGGCTGGTGCCATCCAAGTTATCGCACACATGGTTGATTGTGCCAGGCACAGCTTCGGTTCTGTAGATGTCCCAGTCGTAAGCATTGACCTTGGCCACCCAGATATTGGTGCCAACACCAATGCTGTCAATGTTGGCAGCCAGACTGTCAGTGTTGTCAATGTCAAACACTGTGATGTCCACATCTTCCAGGTTAACATAGCCGGCTGTGGGCAGTGCAATGTCTGTGGGCAAAGTGGTAGTAGTAGGCAGAATGTCTGGGTTGGTGATTTTATAACTCTGACGCCAAATGTTTGACACCAATACAGTTTGATCAGCTGAGCTGGCCTGTTGCGGGTTGATGACTTGGATCAATGCAGGATTACTGTCTAACAATGCACGATTCAATTGCAACTGGAAAAAACTGCGGTTAGCATTGGCACCATAAACTGCACGTTGTACCGCCCAGTTTTCATAGATGCTGTAGTCTGCAGATTCTTTGCCCAGGTTGGCCTGTGAGAACAATTCTGCACTGAGCACTGTGCCTTTGCTGCCGAGAAACTGTCGGTAGACATTGAGCTGACTAACGTCATCTAAATTCAATGAAGTCATGTATTCTCTAGGACGGAATCCAATTAAGCCATAGCTCAACAGGTCATTGTCAGTTTCGAGATTGGCTGTGTTGATATTGTAGCTGTTTTGCAACTGATCGGCCTTGTTGGCCAAGTTGGGCAACAATCCCAATTCTATCTGAGTATAGTCGCTAGCTAGCCAGTCGTTGGCATTGAACACTGCAGTGGGCTGCACAATAGTGGCTGCTGAATAGTAAGCCCCTTTGAATTTTACAATCTGTCCCTTTGGATACACACTGTAATTGTTCCATTCTTGCACGTTGTCTTGATTGAGAATAAATCCTTGTGCATCTACGGAGCCGTTCCACTCGGTGGTGGTCACCGCAATCAAATTCAAACGACTTTGTCTGGCACCTGTCACTGGTTGATAAATCAAGTCACCAAACACACTGGCATTGTTGAATACCATGAGATGTTCGTAGGCGGTGTACTTTAGGTCGATATAACTCAGTGTTTGATCTGTGGCTGGTTCCACAGTGAATGTGTTGTCAAGGCGTGTGATAATTAGATTGCGTGTGGGCAGCTCCTTGCGATTTTGATCCAGCAAGATGTTGTCTACTGTTTGTGCAGCCACACTGTCTACCACAGCTTGATCACGAGTGATACTGAGTCGGAATGCCAGGGGATTGAGGTTTATCAATGCATTTTCGTCCCAGCCCTGTTGACTCCAGTACAAAAACTCAGTGACCATTTGACTCCAGTCCAACTGATAGCCATTGTCTGTACTATCAAAGGTCAGTCCTTGACGTTGCAGAAACTGACCATAACTCAACAAGAAGTCACTCACTGCTGTTTCGCTGGCAAACACGTAGCCATAAGGGATCTGTACCACTCGATCTGTGTACAGTGTGGGCACTCGCACAGTGATTCCGGCTACATCATAAGTCTTTAATCGACCTGCATACTCACTTTGAACCACATTGAAATATGGTTGTGTGGTGCTGTAGCCAAACACAGCGTAGCCACCAGACACTTGTTGTATCACCACTGCTGAATAACTGGCACGATCAAACGGTTGATTTTTGTACAACAATAAATCATAACTTTCGTCTGGAATTAAAAATGTAGTGTTGACTGAGTTGGGGCTGGACTTTTCGGTGTAAATTTTGATGTACTGTTTGTCTGAAAAACTGGCCATTCTGTAGCACAGTCTCACATCCAAGGCTCTGAGATCTGCTGTTAAATCTGCAGTGCTGTTGATGCCGCTTTGACGATTGAAGTCCACAATCCAGTTGATGTAGCTGGCTTTGCTGACACCATTGCCGTAGATTTCCAAATTGTTGGCATCCAATCTATAACGACTGTTGTACAAGAATTGTCCCAGCACAGGGTCATATTTGTACAAGTCACGATCAGCAAACAGTGCAAAGAACTTGGCTGGGCGTGTCAAGGCCAACAGTCGCATGACTGCAAACGGATAAGAACTGGAGTTCCACCAAGAAGCTTCTACCGGTCCACCGTCGCTCAGTGCCCAACTCTTACGAAACGTTTGATCATTGTATGTGCCCACAACTGAATCAAATGGGCTCAACAGTTCACCTTCTGTGCCAGTGGGGATCACTGAAGTCAGGCCAGGACGAGCATACTCTGGCAGATAGTATGGAGTTATCGGGTCAGCAACATAACCGGCTTCTAGGTCATCCCACAACACCAAGTTGTCTTGTGTGTATGGTCCGGGACCGTAGTTGTCTTCCCACCATATAGGCTTGATGGTAAAACCCAGCATCTCCCATGGCGTTTCTTGAGGCTGTTGTGTGTCATAGTAGTAGCGATAGATACCACGCCAAGCACCCAACAATGGTGCATTGTCTAATTTGCTTTGGCTGCTGCTGTAGTTCCAGGAAAATTCATTGGCAGCCTGATAGTCTTGAGTGCGATAGTCCAGCTTGTTCCAGGCCACATAGCTCAAAAAATCTGTGTTCAAAATTTGATCTATTTCTTGTGTGATGTAGCCAGTGGTTCTAAACTGCCCAGGCAACACATCAGTCTGAGTCAACGGTACTGGATTTCCATCCAGTTTGAGGTTGTTGAAAATTCTGGTTTCAAACTCCAACAACACATCATCGCGGATGTCGCCAAATGTTCGAGTAACACTGCCATCATGTCCAATGATAACTGTTTGTAAGCCCGAGCTGGTTTGTTGTGTGATTATTTCTGGACGATAGGCAGGATACAGCCCCATTTTGGTAGGGGTATTAGGCACAAAACTGCCATAAGTCACTGCGTATTCTTGAATGGTTAACATATCACCTAAGGCAAGTGTGGCACTGACCACAATTCTTGGACCGTCGGCGGGCACAGTGTAATCTAGATCACGAGTGAGAATCACATTATTTAGATACACATTCATGCCTTGATAGTTGGCAGAAGTATAATTGTACACGTTGATGGTGTCAAACGTATCTGTAGTGGTGCGACTCACGGTGTACTGTGTGGTTTGATACACAGCACCGGCCGGAATCATGTCGCTCCAGTAAAAAGGCTGGGATTCAATTCGACCTGTGGTGATGTTAGCCAAGGCTGTGTCCAGCACTTGTCCAGTAGTCTGAAACTGCACAACCTGTTGTGTCACAGCGTTCAACAATTGACCTTTGAATTTTAAGTATTCGTTGCTGTTGAACTGCAGGCTGGAAAATATGTTGTAGGTTTCGCTGCGTAAAAAATAACCAGCCAGAGTCAATGGCGCACTTTGTTGCAGTATGGTCAAGCCAAATGGTACTAGATTCCCGAGGTCTCGAGTGTTGTTGGCACCGTTGATGGGACCAGACAATGTGATCAAGTTCTCACAAATGGTTTCATAGTGTGTGCGAATAGTACCCAGCGTAAAACTGGGACTGTTGGTGTTCAGCGGATTGTTTTGTAGATTTATCGGCACTTGAAAAAATGCCACAGTGCTGATCTGATCACTCAGTGCCAGCACTTCTATCACGTCTGTGGGCAAATATTCATTGGTCAAAGTAATGGTAGTGCTGTCACTATCTACTTGATAGGTGTAAAGGATGGGCAACACAAAATTGCCACCCACGTAGATTTTGACAGCGGGCAGTGCAGTATCAGTGCCCACTGCCACATCTAATTTCAACGTCTGTGAGGTATAGGTGAATTTGAACTGTTGATACTGTTGGCTAGGTGCGGCTGCAGTTTGCCAACCCAGCAATCTGTTGAATGTCACACGATCACTATATTGTCTGGCCACTCCTGAACTGATGTCTGATGTTATGGATACATTGTCTTCCACATACAAGAATGTGTCTTTGTAGAGATTGTTTTCAAACACAATATCACCAACGTTATTGATGTTGAGATATTGTAAGGGACATTGCAATATAGGATCAAGCACACCCGAGTCGCCCACAGCGTAACTGAACAATTTGCTGCCTACAAAAGTTGTAGAAGGATATGTAGTGTTGTTGCCAAAACTGGTGCCGGTCAGGTCGTACACATCAAACAATGGTGCCTGTTGCACAGATGTTTTTTGTTGCGCTTGAGTCCATTCTATACCATTGTACCAGAATGACACTCCTCGAAGATCGTTGCCGTCCAAACACAACACTGACTGATCAGTCAACACCTGGCCATCGCTGGCCAACACCAGATGTATAATAGGCTGTGCAATCAGGGGTGGCACACTGTCAGGTGTGATAAATTGCACCACATAAATTTTGTTTCTAACTTCAAAATTTTCATCAGCAGCAAAGATCACTCGTGTGCCATCCACAAATGTATATCCATCAACTATGTAGCTGGTAGCACCTTCAATATTACTGAGAGCATCAGTTTCTTCGAAGTCAATGATGTCTACTGGCTGCTTACCTTCAGTGCCCATGTTGTACAGTCTGATGTCAGGCTGAAACACTATGATAGGGCGTTTGGCACGATAGTTGTTGTCCAGTTCAGCCACAGTATTGTTGTATTCAGCACTGGCTTGAATCACGTCCACGTGGAACCAACGATTGCTACGAGTCCAAGCGTTTAAATCCTTGCTGGCCCTGTCTATGGTAAGATAGTCAACTTGGTCTGGCTCTGACGCTATGGTGCTGTCATTGGCATCAATCACATAAGTTTCTGGAGTGATAAAATCACGCACTGGCAGTAGTTCTATGGCTGTGCCTACTCCAGTCACATAGAATTCGTTGTTGGCAATGGCCGCACCGATGAACCCAGCCACTGTGGCTGTGGTCAATTCCACTGTGGCACCGTCAACTGCCAGCGCCAGACTGAACTCCGTACCAGTTGCTCCTATTGTTTTGATATAATAACTTTGTCCAGGCACAATACCGCCAGCGGTGGTGCCTGAAAAAACAATTTCTTCACCTTCGTACAGTTCGGCTGTGCTGTTGCAAGTAACAAAGTTTGAACCAGCTTGTGTGCCTGTGCAGTTAATGGTCACTGTGCCTGAGCCGTAACTCACTGGCACCACATCTCCAGTGAATCGAACTTTGAGTCCGTTGGTAAATGCCACACCATTTGGGCTTACATAATTTGGTTGACCTATTATGCTGTCAATGAATATTGTGTTGACGTCCTCAGGGTCTACAAGTCGTATGCTGCCAAAAATTTCAGGATCTGTGCCGTCTTGATAATACAAATCGTTTAGCACAGCAGTCAACAATGGGATTTGTTGAAAAAATCCTGTGGCATTTTTGTACCAACTGGTGTTGCTGAATGTGTTGCCGTAGCTGATGGTAAACTTTTGATTGGTAGCAACGTCTGCTATCTTGGCCAGTTGAATGGTATCAACCAGTCCCACTGGGACAATGTTAATTTGCCATACTTGATATCTATCCGCTGGTGGTATCACTGTAACGCCATCAACCCAGCCGCCTGCCACAGTATTGGTAAACACCAAAGTTCTAGTCTGCAGATACGTAATACCATCAATGCCACCGTAAGTGTCTATGAACTGTTGTAATGGTTGATTGTTGATTTGATCAAACTGCAATGTAGTCAACAGATCAATGGGTCCTACATCCACAAGATTATAGTAAAATTGCTGTATAGTTTTTTGGGGAACGTTGAACGTTATTGTACCAAGATCTTCGCCGTTGTTGCTAACACCATACACGTCACGATTGCTGATATTGGGTGTATTAGGAATGACTCCTGCTATGCCTGGATTTGTCTGAATCCAAAATCCCGGACCAGTGCCAGGTGTACCATCCACAATGTTGATAGTTCCGCGCAGGTTGGTTTGATTTTCGCTGACATAATATAACGTGTCTGGCGCATCTTGTGGTACAGTAAATGTCACAAGACCAAAACTACTACCATTGCGTTGCACTCCTGATGAATAGGCATCACCAGTGCCGAGACTCAACGCAGTTTTAATCCAAAAAGGAAAAACACCAGTAAGATTTATGTTGAACACATAAGTGTTACCACGTGCTAGTGTCAGCGTGGGATTGGGCAGCGAGTCCAACAGATATGCGGTAGTGCCATTGTTGGTCACACGATAGTTAACAGTTTCTTTGCTGTTCTGTGCCACTTCAAATGTATAACTGCCACCACGCACTAGATCCAACGTGGGGTTGTTTCCGCTTAGGTCCGAAAATGTATACACTCCATTGGCTCGGTCAACAACAAAATTATTTGTGAGTGGTACTCCCAAGGCTCTCACATCCACTGTGGGTGGACCACTGGGCAGCCAAAAATACTGACTGAAGTTGATAAAAGCATCATAGTCAACAAAAGGGTCCCAGGCATAATACTCACTGCGATACAGTTGGTCTGCACGAGTCTGATCACCGCCTTGAAAACCAATTGCATCGTTCATGCCCGGGTAAGTTATTACATTTTTTACATTTTGTGTGTCAGGTTCTAAACTTATGACTCCGGGTTCCAGTTGATAATTTTGTCTGGTTGCGTCAGGTTCCACCACATAACTGTCATTGGGGTTGACCCCAGGGCCCACTGTGCGACCAATAAAGCCTTGAGTTTTTTTGAACTTGGGTTCCTGAATCATTTGATCCAAGGTAGCAGCCAAAAACTGCTTGTTGACCGGAGTTCTAAAAATTTCTGGTAAAAAATCTACCGATCTTGTACGTGCCATTTAATAACCTCCCCCACCACCACCACTGTTGCCACCACTACTGTTGCCACCACTGCTGCCACTACTACTGCTGCCACCAGTGCTTGACCCACTGCCTGCCAGGCCACCTACTCCACTGCCTGGTGCAGTGCGCAGATTAGCACTGGTCAAAGCTTCAATCACATCAATGTTGTCAATGATAGCACCATTTGCAAAAATTTCGTTTGGTTGGCTGCGTATTTCATACAGATCGCCAAAGCTCTTTTGTTGGTCCAATGGTACCAACACCACCGAACTGATAATAGATCCCAGTTGACTGTGCAAGTATGCGGCCAGTTCTGAAAAATAAAATGTATCACCAAAATTCCATTTGTCAATGCTGAAATATGCATTCATTTCTGCCAACACACTGCTCTTGATCTCACTGGTACTGGCTGTGCTGTTTTGCGCACGAATAACTTTGATAGTGGCACGTAGTTCAGCTGCGGCCTTGGGACCAAACAGGGGTTTGAATACCACACTGTTGACCACAATGTTGTCGCTGATCATTTTGTAGTCTTGTAGTGCTTGATAATCAGTGCTGAGTTCGTCAATGGTGGGGCGTTGTGGCTCAGTCACTGTGCCTGTGGTATCACGCAGATAGTTTTGGTATGCAGTATAATAACTCAGCGTTACCACATAAAGATCCACAATGTTTGTGCTGCCAGGATCAATTCTGTTGGTCAGCGGTGAATTGTGTCGATATTGAAAATACAAGTCTTGACGCCCGGGCCGTGCCAGCCATCCTGACACAGCAACCAAGGTTCGTACTCCTGTGACTGATATGCTGAGTTCGTAGAACGCTGATTCAGCATAGGCATAAAACACCTGCCCAGGAGTCCACTCAGTTTTGACCAACTCAATTTCGTCAAGGGTGCCATAGTCATAACTCACACGATCTTGTTCAACCAGCAGATAACGTTCTAAATTGTCAAAGTCCACGGTCTGTTGCAAAAACACATAGGGACCTGATGAGGACACTGGACCTACAATTTCGTCAAAAAAGTCTGGGTTGTCTGGCACCCCGTCGTTGTCCGAATCACGATAACTGACCAACACTTGAAAATCATCAACATAGCCATCGCTCTGAATTGGTTGGTCAATGATGGTGGTATAGATATCACCGGGCAATGATTCTGTAGAATCAGGCTTGGTATTCACTGCCAGCACATTGATAAAGTCCTTGATCACTGTGCCAGAGCGGCTGTCGTACACCAGTTGATCTTCATAGAAGAAAAAGCGTGTTTGCAACACTGAACCAAAGTTGTAGGCTAAACCGCGGAATGTGATGGTGTAGTTTTGATTTTGAACCACAAATTGTACCAACCAACTTGCATCAAGATTGGCCCCTGATGTGTTGCCTGCATACTGCTGACTCCAGGTTGCAGAATTGGCAGACGAATAGGCGTCAAGATTGGTGCTGGTGATCAAATACCAGGTGTAAGGAGTACCAGTGATGCTGCCATTGTTGTCGTAACCCAGGCCAAAATTGCGAAACAGCAACATTTGTTCGGCCATGTCCTGTTCCAATGCATTGGGCAGGTCTGTGACAAGCAGCGGAATAATAGTATCAACAATGGCACCAGTTGGCACAAAATTGTTAATAGTCACCGGTCCGGCACCTGAACTCAAGTTGCCTACACCGCCATTGTAGCCGTCGCCCACAATCTGTTGTGGACTTGCCCAGATTTCCATGCGTTCATCTGCACGGGTTGCAGTGCCCTGCACCAGACGATTGTTGCGATCAAAATAGTAGCCCACAGGTGGCACAAAGCGTATGAGACTGCCAGGAATCACATACTTGAACATGGTGGTTGTGGTTGCACCCACTGGTATGGGTGTGCCACCAGGAAACGTGGCGCTGGTGGTAGTATTGCGAAAATAACCAGTGGTTTCGTTGGCCAGTGTGGTACTTTGATTCCAGGTATAGCCTGCTAACCAAGTCACTCCTGTGGGTTGAGTAGATGATGTGATGCGTGGAAAGTTGGCATAATAAAACTGACGCATGGTTGCTGCACCAATGTTAGGCTGTACCTGATTGGTAATCACATCAGCTATGTCATTGCGATTGGTGTAAGAAAATAAGATAGTGGGCAATATGCTTTGAAGCCACAGTGCACCGTCACTGGAAAACGTGTTTGTACTGGAATACTTGCCGGTGTTGTCCACAAGGTCCAAATATCTGCTGGTACCAATAGACGCACGATTTAGTGCCTTGCTCTTGATGATACTATTGAATTGTGTGTATGGAAACAGGTTGTAATCTTCCCCATTGACCATGCGATTCTGTGTGTAGTAACGGGCAGGAGCACGTTGTTTGATTTCGGCAATGGGTTCACGTGCCTGACTGTTACTCACAGGGCGTGTGATGCCACAGGTGAATGTGATGGTCTGCAAGTTGCCTTTGCGATCAGTGTAACTGATGGGCAACACAACATTTTGCATTTCTTCAGGGTTAATAATATACTGAAGACCGTTTGATGCACGTACATACGAACGGAATACACCCACAGGAATTTCACTGAACACACCGTCGCCAAACACCAGAGTGATTTGGTCATTGGCTCTGGATGTCACAGCATAGATGGCCTGCAGGGCATTGCTGCGTTGTTCAGCGGCTGTGTACACGTTTTCCACAAACTGCCACTCTCTGCTGATTGTGCCTATGTTGTCCAGTTGAAATAGCCAACGATCTTGGTTGTTTACACCTTCAATGTTGATGTCCACTGTGCGATTAGCAATGCGTTCAGCCAAATTAAAGTCTTGGTTTTGCAACACACCTTGTTTGAACAAAAAGAAATAGCCAGTGTTGGCTGATTGAAATCCCAGTTGATCATTTCTGAACAGTATGTTGAATGTGGTGTCAGGCACAGGCGATGGCTCATACACATAGTCGCGGCCTACGCTGGTGCTGGTCACCGCTTCAAAAGGCATGCTGACACCGTCCACTGTGGCAGTGTAGGGAATAACTGGCAAAAAACCTGACACCAGATTTATGCCATATTCATCAGTTCTCACACCCAAAATGGTTTGGCGATTGCCGGGTAAACCTACTCGCTGGCTGTCAACCAGGCTGGCATTGATGATGGCTGTGAACTGTTCTTGCCAGTCCACGTTGGTAGGGTCTGCCCAGTTCACTGTGATGTTGGCTAGGTTGACTCCATTATAATCCACCACATTTTCAGTTGTGGTCACATTGAATACCTTGAGATATCCTTCGGCAGCAGTATTGCGTTTGGCAGTGTAGCTGACCAAGTTGGCCAAGCGCACTACTGAATCTCTACGCTCTGCTGTGTCTATGTAGTTTTCACGAGTGTTTAGGTCGGTACGGAATGCAAGAGCTTGACCCATAAACGCCATGACATCCAGCAAGGCAATAAATTCTGAAGATTCAATGTAGTCATTGAACGTTTCGGGGTAATACAACCGCAGGTAGTCGATGAAACTTTTGCGTAGCGTTTCAAAGTCATAACTTTGAAAATCAGCTTCGCGATAGGTTTGATAGATCTGTTTCCAATCTTCTACACCAAATATCGCTGTTTGTCTTGTGGTTGTTGCCATGGTTCTCTCGTCCGTGCTTTATTTATTGATAATAAAAACGGCTCAGTTATACATAGCTGGCGTTGCGAGTCTGCTCGTCAAAGAATATGCTGAGTATTTCGGCATTGGTGGTGTTTACAATGGTGATTTCCAACTGAATCAAAATGCCATTCTCCTGGGGAAACACCTGAATGTCATTGATGATCAATCTGGGATCGCCACCGGCCACACGTTGCACTTCGTCGCGTATCTGCTGTTGCAATTGTTCAACTTGATTTTCAAACACATATTCATACAGCACTGTGCCATATCCCGGGCGGCCTGGCAGTTCACCTTGACGAATGTTGAAAGCATTCAAGAGATCACGCTGAATCAATGCAAAATCTGTCAGTGTGAATTTTTTGTTTTGATTGATGGTGTTGAAGCCGATGAATGTGGTCATGACAATATTTATGGGCGTTAGGCAGTGGTGGTTTGACCGACTAGTTCACGCAGTTTGGCCAAGGTTGATTCGATGCGTTTTCTAATGCCTGCTACTTCAGCAAATTCGCTTTCAATTTTGGCCAAGATTGCATCGCCTGATCCTGGTTGAATTTTGTTCAGTTGCAAGGCCTGGCGTTTGTACTCCAAATATTGACTGTCAACCAAGGCTATCCTGCCCAGCAGTTCATCGAGTATGCCAATGCCTTCACTGGCTGTGGACGGTGTTACGGTTTTTCGAACTTCTACCAACTGTCGTTCGATCACAGTCTGTTGCGCACTGGTCAATGCAATCTTGCTTTCCAGTGCAAGCACCGTGACTCTTTCGTTAGGTGGCTGCGCACCGTAGGAAAATTCAGGCACTTTGTCGTTGCCCACAATACGTTTACTGGCAGCATCCACAGTCTGTCGATCCACGGTGTTTTCGGCTGGCAACGGAGTGATTTCAGCTTTCATGTCATCATCCACTTTGAAAGTTGCAAAATCTGCAGCAAAGGCACCGTCTCTTGCTGCTGTGTCAAGTTCAGCTTGAATATCTGCTGGCAGCGGTAATCCGTTGGCCCAGGCCATGGTATCTGGCACACTTTTGGCTGCATTATTGGCCAGTCCTGTAAGCGAGGCCACACTGAGTTTGTCTGTGGGTATGCCCAGCTGCTTAACAGAATTGAGTCCTTGACTCATGAGTTGTTGTTGAATGCCATCTTGCTTAGGCACTGAACTCAACAAACTGTCAAGATTGTTGATGCCATCTTTGCCGGTCCATACTGCAGGACTTTTTAACACATCAGTCAATGTGTTTTGTCCTTGATTCAACAAGGTGGCAGCAGTGCCTGGTTTGATAATGCCAGCTGATTCCAGCTGTTGAGCATCCAATCCAAATTTTCCCAATCCTAAATCATTGGAGATAGCACTGGCTCCTTGGCCAACCAGTTTGCTGGCACTGCTCATGGCAGCTGTCACATCGGGCACACTCAATCCTTGTATTGGCACCAGGGCTGCCCCTTGTTTGGCAAAGTCAGCAATATTGATGCCGTTGGTTACTGGCAGGGCCCCTGGTCTCAGTACAGTGTTTGTTAATCTACCAAACACACTTGATGTTTGCGACACAAGGTCACCAACTGCAGGGGTACTTTGTAGTGCTCCTTGTGAGCTGCCGCCTCTTCCGCTGATGGCCTGTGCCAACTGAGCAGACGCACCAGCCAATCCATCTGCTGCTTGAGTAGCGGCACTGACAACATCACCAGTGGTCAATCCTACTAGGCTGCCGGCCTTGAGTTGTTGATCAAAAATAACTCTGGCTTGGCCAGCGGTCAAAGTGGGTGCGCCTTTTATTTCAACCTGTTGACCGGTTACAGGATTGTCAAACTTGAAAATACTCATTTCACTGAAACCTCTACTCCTGCTGGCACAGGTGCGGCACCTGGCGGAGGTTTGGGTTTTCCTGGTTCAAATTTGGTCTCCACAGCCACGCCTTTGTTGTGATAAGGATATGGTTCGTGTGTGGGTGCTCGAGTCACAATGCTTTGCAATTTGTCTTTGTTCACAATCCAACCGCGGCTGCTGTCAAATGACACATCGTCCATGATGGTTTTTTGTATGGGCTTGGGCTCAGTCACGGATGGTGCTGTAGGGCCATTCAAATCTATGCCGCCAGCAGTAAACACCAATGATTCGCCACCGTTCCAGGATCCACCTGCACTTTGCAATGCCATGGCGCCGTCAGCTTTGATACCAATTTTGGCCTTGCTATACACTGTGATGTTTTTCTTTACAGCAATAGACAAATCAGCATCAGCTTCAATCTTGACATCTGACAGAGCTTTCATTTTCATATTGCGCCCTGCATACATGTTGATGTCACGGTCAGCGTGTAAATTTATGTCGCCTTGTGATCGTAGGTTAATTGAGTTGGTAGAAAATACATCCACTGTACCTTCTTGCCCAAACTCCAGCCAGGTTTGACCATTAGCATGAATTATGTAAAAGAAGTTGCCAGAGTCATTCATCATGATTTGATGACCTTTGGGTGTGCGCAATCGCAACAGGGCATTGTCACCTTCGAGGTCACCGTCATCCATGACTAAGGTGTGTCCACCTGCGCGACTGATTACTTGTGCATCTTCGGGCTTGATTTCATTGTTCTGAATTTTTTTACGAATGTCGTTGGGTTTCATGCCGCCTTGATACACAGGTATGCCCGGAGTTGAAATACCAAACACAGCACTGGGTGTTTCACGTTGACTGCTTGAGCGTATGGGCCCACGCTCACCGTCGGTGATGAGTCCTTGCTGAAACATGGCCTGCGCTACCACACTTTGCACAGGTTTTTTCTGTTGGAAAAAACGTGGCGAATTGATCAATGCAGTGTTGTTGGTATTGATTTCGGTGACTGGCAACAAGGCAGCATCAGTAAAATAAGTTTCTTGATTTTTGTTTTGTGGCACATAGTTGAAGGCCGCGCCAATGGCTGGTACCATGTGTCCTATGCCATTGTCTGGCACTACCCCAATGTAGTAACCCAATTGTCGATCACCGTTGGCAAACACACACAACACTGTAATACCAATGTCTGGTGGTGTAAACCACATGCCATAGCTGTTTTGATTGCCGGGATATTGTCCGTCGTTGTCGGCGGCAGTTTTGCCACTGGGCGTGTAGCCATAAAATCCTGGCAGGTATCTCACTGTGGTCCATTTGGTGGGGTCATTTTCGTCGCCACCAGCAAAAGTTTCAATATACACCTGCAGGCGGCCAGCACGAGTAGGGTCAACATTGTTTTTGACTTTGCCCACAAACGGCCCAAACTCTGCTGGCGTGCCGCCACGATCTTGTTTGAAATTGCTGGGTCTACCTGTACTGCGTTGTATTTCTTCTGACATTTGTTTCCTTAAAAATCACGCCGTCCTTGTTGAGGCACACTAGGTGTTGCACCCTGAGTACGTACTGCCACATTGGGCGGCAATCGTGATACCACGGCTGTATTCAGAGATCCCAGGAATGTTTGACCATTGCTGACCACTGGCTGGGCTGGTGGTAAAGGTGTCAGTGATGCAGCGGTGGCTGTGGCAGTTGGTGCACTTTGTCGTGAGCTTTGGCTTGTGGTTGCGGCAGGAGCCACAGGGGTGCCAGACAGTCTGGCCGCAGCCGCGGCACTTCTTGATCTGTTGCGCAAGGAATCTGTTTGATTAGAACTGGCCGAAGCGGCACCATTGTTGTTGTTTATGGCCGCAGCTCGGTTAGTGGGATCGTTGGTGGCATTGCCAACACCACCAGTATAGGAGCTTCCGCTATTGGGTCGAGGCGATGGCACAGGGCGGCCTTGGTCACTGTTTTGTGCACCGTTGGGATTGCCGGCTGTGGCTGCTGTGTTGTTGCCTGACGGAACAGGAAACATAAACAGTGCACCTTCCAGTGTTTGTTCAAACTTGCCAGCTTTAAATTCGCTGATGACCTTGACACACTGATACACATTGCTTTGCTGTGGTTGTCGTGCCTGGTTGCCCGGTCTAGCATAGGGATCGGCCAGCCCAGTGCTGAGATTGTAGTCTTCAGGACGTTGCCATGCAATTTCAAACATGACCTGACTGGCGTCAAAATTTATAGTGCCGTCGGGCAAAAAAGCCGAGTATCCAAACTCTTGTGTGTTGACCCCGCCAGCCAGACTGCCTTGTTGAATCCAGGCCGGATCACCAATAATACGCAGTTTGGCTTTGCTTAGGTCGCCGGGGCTGAACAGGTATTCACTGGCATTGGCGGCTATTTCGTTGCTTACCCCGTCAGCACCTTGTCGGCTGGCATTGCTGGCCGGCATGTAGGTGTACATGGGAATGTCACGCATGCTGGCTGTGTATTTTTTGCGCAGTTGGGCGGCTGCACTTTGGTCTGCGTGACTGCCAGTCACTGTGATGTTGTACAGGCTGTTGAAGTTGGCTGTGTACTCCAGCACCGCTGTGTTTTCTCCAGTGAACCAGTAAGGATATCTTTTGTGCAGTCCGCGAAACTTGGTCAATGGAAAATACTTGCTGTCAAAATTGTACAGTTCATAAGGACTGATAATGTACTTGATGTGATACACATGATCATTTCTAGCAGTGTCATAAGCACCTTGCTGTGCTTCCATGCTGATTTGAAACCACTTCATTGGAGATTGTGCATTCACTGCCGTCTTTTTATTTTCCAGTTCTACTCCATTGCTGAACACTGTCAAGGCCTGATCAGTGATGTAGGTGCTGTTGCGAATGGCCAGGTCAATGGCCTGAATCACCTGCATGCCAGCTGTGATGCTGTAGTTGCGATTGCTGATGTCCATGGCAATGGTTAATTCATTCAATGCCGATCCACCCACTTGTGTAGGTCCAGGACTCACAGGAGTCTGATTTTGTTCTTTAATTCTGTCAGCTGGCAAGTTTATTCTGGCATCACGAATTGGTTGATTACCTTTGGCGTCAGCCACAAACACAATTTCATAAGTGTCTGCTGCTGTGTATACGCCGTCCTTGACCAATTGTTGCTGATAGGTATTCATGGCCCCCATCAATCCGTCTTTGATGGTTAGTTTGGCTGATGCAGCTGAGTTGGCCTTGGGCGGCGGTGATCCATCAATA